TTATAAATGAGGGATTTGAGTATTCATCCGATAAAACATTACAACCAGAAGCTTTCATATCTCCAAATATTAAGTTAAAGGATTCAAATACGATTGGTATTGTTACCATAACATCCGGTGGATATGGATATATTTCAGAACCTCAAGTAGTTGTTGTCAACAACAACACAAGAACTGTATTGGATAATGGATTGATAAAACCAATATTGACAGCCAACTCAATTACAAGTTTGAATATTGATGTCCCACCAAAAGGAATTTCAGATCAATCGGCAGAACTTTTTACTGTCAATAATACCAATGGCATTAGTATAAAACAGGTCCAATCATCAAATACTGGAATCTTTACTTGCATTCTCACAACACCATCTGCAGGATTCTCTACAGATGCATTTGCAGTGAATGATGAGGTCTTCCTTGAAGGTATTCAAAAGTATAGTGCTTCTGGAGATGGATTCAATTCTAGTGACTATGGATATAAGTTCTTTACGGTCACAAAATATGAAAATAAATTTACACCCGGATTAACTGATGATCAAGTTACCGTTAGTATTGCCGGTTTAGGAACTAATACTGGAATTGCAAAAACAATTCAAGATTCTTTTGGTACAATCATATCTAAAGACAATTATCCAACGTTTACAATTTCATTAAAACCATCTGCGTTTGAAGTTGGAGAAAAGATTATTAGTAATGGTATAGAGAGAGATTTAGAAGTCACTGGATATGATGATACTGGGTCTCTTAAAGTATTTGGATCTTATGATCTATCTACTAATGAGATAATTGAGGGAAAAACATCTGGAAATATTGCAACTATCGAATCTTTGGTCAAATATAATGGAATGTATGAGATTCAGTTCTCCAATAGAAAAGACGAAGGTTGGGATACTGAAACTGGAAAATTGAGTGAAGATTATCAGGTTCTTGCAGATAATGATTATTATCAAAATCTTTCTTACTCTATTAAGAGTAATCAACAATGGAAAGACATTAGGACACCAGTTAATAGTTTGGTTCACTCAGTTGGAACTAAAAATTTCTCAGATACAGAAGTAATATCCGATGAAGATGATAAGATTGGAATCTCTAGTTTCTCAGACAATACGACAATCGTAAGAGATTATATTGATGAAAAAAGAGTGGATACCATTAATAACTTTGATTTTGTGAAAGATATTGATTTGGTCAATGAAAGATCAAAATTCTTAAAATTATCAAACAAAAAACTCACAAATTATAATGAGTCCAGATCTAATATTGTTTTAAAAATTGACAATATTCAAGATCAATTTAGTGCTTTTGAATCCGAACCATTTGTTTATAAAGATATATTAGATCTAAATGATGTTGGATCATATAATAATTATTTGTTTAAAGTTTCTGATGTAAGTAACGAAAATCAGGTTCAACTTACAAATCTGGTTTTATTGAAGAATGATACTAATAAAAATATTGCAATCTTAGAAAAACAGTCTTTGGTAAATGTTGGATCCGGATTTACCACACAGGATGGGGAGCAATATGGAGATTTCTCAGTAGAAAGTGATGAATTTGGAAACAACTATCTCAGATTTACTCCGGAAGATCCATTTAATATTGAATATGATATCAAGTATATCTACAAAAAGTTTGATAATCAAGTTGTTGGGGTAGGAACAAAATCAGTTGGATTTGTTGATCTAACTTCTCGTAGTCAAGAGGTTATTATCGGAATTACTTCAACTATTATTGGAGTTGCAACTGATAAGTTTACTTCATTACACGTTAATGCACAGGTTTACAAAGAAGTAAGCAATGAGATGAATTTTGTTGAGTTATATTTAACTCATGATGGAACAAATACAAATATTGCAGATTTCTATTTTGATACTGGAGATTTTTCAACATCTAGTGGATTAATCGGATCATTTGGGGCAAATATCAATTCTGGAATAGTCAATTTAACTTTCAACAATGATTCCAATGAAGATGTTGTTGTAAAAACTAGAATTGTTGGATTTGGAACAACTGCCGTTGGTGTTGGGACTTACAGATATATTTTAACAAATCAACCAGTGGGTAATGAAAGATCTGCAATTTATCAATCCGATTTTGCTGGAGGAACTGGTGTAACGACATTTTTAACATTGGATAAAAATATTTTTGATGCATCGAAATCTTTAGTTGAAGTTAGTATTGGATCTACAAAATCAATTCACCAAATTATGATGGTTCAGGACAAAACTGACATCTATATTCAACAATCTTCAATCCTTTCAGTTGGAAGTACAACGGGAATAGGAACCTTTGGTGGAGAATATTCTGGAGATAATGTTTTAATTAAGTTCTATCCAGATGCAAGTTTTACTGGCAATGTTCAAATTCACTCTTTCAGCGAGTGTCTTTATACGACTGTCGATTTTGTAAATCAAGCACCAGATCTTTTGTATGGAAATTCTGTAGAAACTGTAAATACTTCTCAATATCTTGCAATCAACGGAGATAGAATTAATAAAGAAGACTTTGTACTTAGATCAAACAATACTCCAATTTTTGCCAAAACATTTGATCCAGCAAATACAAATATTCTCAATCAATCGACAGGAGTATTTTCGATTAATAATCATTTCTTCAGTAATGGTGAAGAATTAGTTTATACTCCAGGATCAACATTTGTCGGTGTTGGATCAACTCCAATGATGTATAAGAATGGATCTGTTATTGCAGAACTGCCAACACAAGTATTTGCTATTGTTAATAATAACGATAACGAGTTCTCAATATCAACAACAAAATCAGGAACAGCAGTAACATTTACATCTTTAGGTGAAGGAAATGCTCATCAATTTGCAATGGCAAAGAGAAATGAAAAAACTATTATTACCCTTGATAATGTTGCACAATACCCAATTACATTCACAAAAATCTCTCAAACATTAAGTGGAAATGGTGGTGGAATCACAACCTCAGCAACAACATTTGCTTTAAGTGGAATCACAACTATAGTTCCTCTTGATATATTGAAAATAGATGATGAATATATGAAAGTTGTTAATGTTGGATTTGGAACAACAAATATTGGACCTATTACCAATACAGGAACTGAAAAATTAGTTCAGGTTGAGAGAGGTCACGTAGGATCTTCTGCAACATCACATACTGATTCGACATCGACTAGAATATACAAAGGATCTTACAATATTGTTGGAGATAGCATTTTCTTTACAAAAGCACCGAGAGGTAATTCAAGTATTACTAGAGATAGTAGCAACTTAAAGTTTGAAACTTCCGACTTTACTGGCAGAGTGTTCCTTAGGAGTGATTACACTACAAACCAAGTTTATGATGATGTTTCTGACCAATTTAGTGGAATTGGTAGAACATTTACATTAACTGTTGGTGGAGCAAATACTGCTGGTATTGGAACTACTGGTGGAAATGGAGTAGTGTTTATCAATGGAATATTCCAAACTCCAACAACTCAAAATAATCCATCAAGAAATTTCAGAATTATTGAGCAAACCTCTCCTACAGGAATATCTTCTATCGTATTCAGTGGTATTAGAACAGATATAGCAGATCCAAATAGTATTTTGATTTCGGAATCCGATGTAAATCAAAACCAAATTCCTAGAGGTGGTATTATTATTTCTCTTGGATCGACTGGTGGACTTGGGTATGCACCTCTTGCTGGTGCCGCAGTCACTGCAGTAGTTTCTGCTGGTGTTATTGTTGGATTAAATACTGGAATTACTGGAGGAACCTTTGGATCTGGATACAATGGAATTGTATCAATAGGTATCAGTGTTTATGAAAATGGTCATAGTGGAAATGTAGCAGATATTAGTGCTACAGTAGGTGCAGGTGGAACATTGGTGTTCACTATCAATGATGGTGGAAGTGGATATAATAATCCAGAAATATTTGTTTCAGAACCTTCATATGAAAACCTTGAAATAACCGGTGTCTCTAGAATAGGTGTGGGTGCAACAACTGATACTGGAACTGGATTATTGCTTAATGTCAATGTTGGTGCAAGTTCAACAGTAGGTGTTGGATCAACATACTTTGCTGTTAATAGTTTCTCTATTGCAAGATCTGGATATGCATTCAGAAAAGGTGACGTATTCAAACCAGTTGGATTAGTCACTGCTGCTGGATTAGCATCTCCACTATCTGATTTTGAAATAACTGTATTGGAGACATTTACTGATAATTTTGGAGCATGGCAGTTTGGAGAACTTGACTTCATTGATTCTATTAAAAACTATCAGGATGGAATAAGAATCAGATTCCCACTATTCTATAATGGATCAATTCTTAGTTTCGAAAAACCAGAAGATTCTACTATAGATCTTCAAAATGTATTATTAATATTCATCAATGGAGTTCTTCAAAGTCCTGGAGATGCATATACTTTTGATGGTGGTACATCATTCGCATTCAGTGTTGCACCAAAACCAAGTGATAATATTGACATTTTCTTCTATAGAGGGACAAGAGGTTTAGATGATATACAAGTAGAAAATGTTATTCCAACTTTGGAAAGAGGTGATAATGTTCAAGTATTTAAAAATGATACTATTTCTGGAACAGTTACTCAAGATCAAAGAACTATTTTTGATGTCTCTTTCTCAGATAAGTTTGAAACAAATTTATATACTGATCAAGGAGTTGATGAAGTCAATGACAAACCCATGTCATGGACAAAACAAAAAACCGATAGAGTAATTAATGGTGAGTTTGTCTACAAGACGAGACAATCTACAATTTCTCAAGTATATCCGACTGCAAAAATTATTAAAGATGTTTCAACTTCAGATTCTAGAATTTTTGTTGATGATGTAAGTGATTTCACATATAATCTTGGTGCTGGACCATACAATTCATTGAAAGGTATTGTTGTTGATGGCAAAGAAGATCCTTCACCAGCAAATATTACTGCAACTATTGGTGCAGGTGGAACTATCAGTTCTCTTAGTATTGTTAATGGTGGAAGTGGATACACTGGATCCACTGTTAATGTTAAGTTCCAAAATCCTTTACGTGTTGGTGTTGGATTCGGAACAACTGCCACTGCAACCGTAACAGTTGGGAGTGGTGGATCTTTAACCACTCCAATCAATATTACAAATCCAGGATTTGGATACACTGTTGCACCAAAAACTATCGTTCCTTTACCTAGTCCAAATTATGAAAACTTGGGAGGTATTCAAATTGTTTCTGGTTTCTCTGGAATAATAACATCTATTGAAACTACTACAGGAACAGGTGGACATTCATTAGGAATCAAGTTCTTCCTCGATAGATCTCCAACAGCATTTGGCAATGATTTGAAAGTTGGATATCCAATATTTGTTAAGAACACTAAGGTTGGATCGGGTGTGACATCAGTTGATAGTTCTGATAGCGCTATAGTTGGCATTGGAACAACATTCTTAGACAATATCTATTATGTTGGTGCAATAACTGTCGATGGGACAGTAGGAATTGTCACATGCAATATTGATTCCGGAACTAATACGACAGGTCTTTCTACTAGTGGAGATATTGTTGGAGAATTCTCTTGGGGATTGTTTACATCGATTACTAGATCATCATCTCCTATTTCTATTGGAGTTACTGGAAAAACTGTTGATGTTGGTTTATCCACATTCCCAACAATTCAAAGAAGGGGTGAGGGTCTTAGAAAAACTGGAGCACTTCCAGAAACACTCAACTAAACAATATAAATATCTAAAAAACTGTGTAATATGGCTGCTATAGTAACAGACCAATTTAGAATTGCGAATGCCAATAATTTTGTAGATTCTGTATTGGATGCTAATAATTCATATTATGTATTTCTAGGGTTATCAAATCCTGGACCAACTTCTGTTGGATTTGGTAGATCAGATTCATGGAGCAATACTCCATCTAATCCACCTAGTCCTATTGATAATCAACAATATTTGAGTCATTACAGAAATACTGCTTTGTTTGGCAAAAAACTAAACAGTTCAAATATTAGAAGAGTTGTAAAAAAAGTTACTTGGACTGCAAACACTAGATACGACATGTATCGACATGACTATAGTGTTGCCAATCAAACTCCAAATTCGGGAAGTGCAAGACTTTATGATACAAACTATTATGTTGTAAATAGTGACTTTAGAGTTTATGTATGCCTTTATAATGGATCGCATGGAGACATTGGAGGGTCATCGAATCTGACTGGAAATACATCTCAGGATGAGCCAACATTTACAGATTTGGAACCATCTGCTGCTGGAACAAGTGGTGATGGATATATTTGGAAATATTTGTTTACCATTTCTCCAAGTGATATTATAAAGTTCGACTCTACCGAATATGTTGTTCTCCCAAACAATTGGTCAACATCTACCGACTTCCAAATTCAAAGTGTAAGAGAGGCGGGTGATTCGACTGTAAATAATAATCAAATAAAAGTTGTATATATTGCAGATGGTGGGAGTGGAATTTATAAAGCAGGAACTTATGATATCAAGGGTGACGGGACTGGAGCAAAAGTTAATATTGAGGTCAATACTTCAAATCAGATTACAAAAGCAACAGTAGTTTCTGGTGGTAGTGGGTATACTTTTGGAATTGTTGATTTTGGACATTCGTCGAGTGATTCTCTGGGCAGTAATGTAGCAAAATTGATTCCAATTATTCCACCATCTAGAGGTCACGGGTATGACATTTATACTGAATTGGGTGCAGATAAGGTTTTGGTTTATTCCAGATTTGACGATTCTACCAAAGACTTTCCAACGGATACTAAATTTTCTCAAGTTGGAATTATAAAAAATCCCGAAAAATATAATTCAAAAACGACTTTTACTGGTAACGAATATTCATCTTTAGGCGCCATCAAGTTAACTTCAGATTTTAGTGGAACTCCTGTTGTTGGTACGGCAATAACTCAATCTACTTCAAGTGGAACTGCGAGAGGATATATTGCATCATATGATATCGATACAAGAGTATTAAAATATTATCAAGACAGATCTTTAAATTTTGCCAATGGTCGTGATCAAACTGATAGAAATGATGTTACCTCAAAGGCAAATGTTGTCAGTTTTGCATCAACTACTACAACAATATCTCCTATTTCAGGATCGGTTGATATTAATTTTAGTGGAATTACGACAACGATTGGATCTAAACAAGTTAGTTTGGGTGTAACTTTCTCTGGAGGGATTGCAGATCCAGAGATAAATAAAAACACAGGAGATATTATCTACATTGACAATCGTTCTCTTGTAGAAAGAGACTCTAGACAAAAAGAAGACATCAAAATTATTCTGGAATTCTAAAGAAAAATGTCGCAAAAAACAAACTTAAATATCAGCCCATATTATGACGATTTTGATTCAGCAAAAAACTTTCTAAAAGTTTTATTTAAACCAGGATATCCTGTTCAGTCTAGAGAACTGACAACTTTACAATCAATACTTCAAAATCAGATTGAAGATTTTGGAAGTCATATGTTTAAAGAGGGATCAATGGTTATCCCTGGAAACATAACATATGATGGGCAGTTTTATGCGGTTAAACTAAATTCTACTCAATTTGGAGTTGACATATCATTATATATTGATAAGTTTGTCGGAAAAACGATACAGGGGCAAGTTACTGGAATTACTGCAAAAGTTCAGAAAGTAGTTCTGCCAACGGAAAATGATAATATAAATGATATTACATTATATGTAAAATATCTTGAATCTGATTTGAACTTCGAGTTCTCTGAATTTGCAGATGGAGAATTATTGTCCGCAACAGAGAACGTTGTGTATGGAAATACGACTATAAATGCAGGAACTCCTTTTGGATCCTTAATCAGTGCAAATGCAACTGCCATTGGATCAGCAGCATCAATTGGTGATGGAGTTTATTTTATAAGGGGATATTTTGTAAGTGTTTCGGATCAAACAATTCTTTTAGATGAGTATACAAATACCCCATCATATAGAGTTGGATTAAAGATAACCGAATCTATTGTTAATGCAAAAGAAGACGAATCATTATATGATAATGCAAGAGGATTTTCAAACTATGCATCACCAGGTGCCGATAGATTAAAAATATCTCTAACTCTCACAAAAAAATCATTAACAGATACGAATGATACTGATTTTGTAGAGTTACTTAGATTAAAAAATGGAAGAGTTAAAAAGATAACAACAAAAACTGAATATAATAAAATCCGAGATTATCTTGCAGAAAGAACTTTTGATGAATCTGGAGATTATACTGTAAGACCTTTTGATTTAAATTTAGAAGAATCTTTAAATAATCTACTAGGAAATGATGGTTCCTTCTTTGCTAATGAGCAAACGGATCAAGGAAACATTCCATCCGATAATCTTATATCTCTGAAAATATCTCCAGGTAAAGCATATGTAAAAGGATATGATATTGAAAAAACATCAACATCGATCATTGATGTAGAAAAACCAAGAGATACTGAAGATATTAAAAACGTAACAGTCCCATTTGAAATGGGAAATATTTTAAGAGTCAATAATGTAACTGGTGTAGCAAAAGTAAGAGAAACAATCTCACTGTACGCGCAGTTTGGATGTGTTGGAGAGCAAATTGGTGAGGCAAGAGTTTACTCTTTCAATTTAACAGATTCTGCATATGCAGATGCAACCACAAGTTGGGATTTGAGACTTTATGATATTCAAACATACACAAAACTTACATTAAATCAAGCAGTAACTACATCACAGATTAAGCAATCATATTTTGTTAAAGGAAAGAGCACTGGTGCAACAGGATTTGCTACTGCAGACGGATCGTCCAATATTGTTTTCTTAAGACAGACCTCAGGAACTTTCGCAAAGGGTGAAACTTTAATCATCAATGGTGTAGAATCATCAAGATCTGTAACCGAAGTTCGTGCATACAATACTCAGAATATAAAGTCTGTAAAACAAACCACTCCTTTCAGTGGAACTAATGATTTCAAAGCAGACTCTATTTTAGATAAGTTTGATTTTCCCGGAGCAGTTTCTCAGTTAGTCATTACTGCTGCTGGTGGTGGAATTTCGACAGTAACGTCTCCTGGACGTACTTTCGTAGGTCTTAGAACAGATACAGTTATTAGATATCAACAATCAGGATCTTCTTTAGAATCTTACAATAGAATATCCAGTATCGCATCAGATTTATTGTCATTTGAGGTTTCTGCAATATCTAGTGTATCAGGAGTTTTCAATGGAGCACTTCCAACATCAGATATTCAAGTTAACGGATTCTTAGGTGCACCTATTGTAAGAGGATCTGGCACATTATTTGCACCATTACCAGAACAAAATACTTCTGATGTTGATCTCTCAAATTCCAATCTTTATTTGATTGATCAACTTACGGGACAAGATGTCGATAACTCAGATAATACTATTACATTAAACACTAGTGATATTAGTGGTGTTACTGATATCTCTTGGGTAAACTTTGATCAAGAAAGATTTTCTATTGGATATAATGGTGGAGGTATTGGAACCATTACTTCCGATTCATTTGATCTTAGTGGAAATACAATCACCTTAAGAAATCTTGATAGTGCCCAATCAAATAACGATACTGTTGTTAATGTAACTTTTCTCAAGAATGGAATTCAAAGTAAAACCAAAAACTTCAGTAGAAGCAGAGTTTTATTTGTGAACGGATCCAAATTGAAAGAATCTGGCACTAACGCGGCAACTTCCAAAAATGATGGATTGACTTATAATGAATATTATGGCTTGAGGGTTCAGGATGAAGAAATTTCTTTAAACTATCCAGATGTAGTAAAAGTTCTTGCCGTATATGAATCTTTAAATACATCAAATCCGACTTTGGACGTAGTAGAGTTTCCAGTTATTACAAATGTTGGATCAAATGCACTCATTGGTGAAAACATCATAGGATCTGTAAGCAATGCAGTTGCCAGAGTCGTTACAAATAACACAACAACTCCTTCATCTGGTGCTGCAAATAAATTAGGAATTGTTTATTTGAACGAAAATAAGTTTTCTATAGGTGAAGCAGTAACTTTTGAAGAATCTGGAATCACATCTGAAGTAGATTCTATTACGAATGGAAACTTTAGCAATATAACGCAAGAGTTCAAACTGAATAGAGGTCAAAAAAATCAGTATTATGATTATTCCAGACTTGTAAGAACTAAAAATACTCAAGATCCATCAAGACGTTTAATGGTCGTATTTGACCATTATACAGTTCCAACAAACGATACGGGTGATGTATTTACTGTTGATAGCTACGATAAAGATAGATTTTCGACTGATATTCCAAATATTGGAGGATCTGTCAGAGCAACTGATACACTAGATTTTAGACCTAGAGTGTCCGTTTTTGATCCTACAGTAACAACTGATAGATCACCATTTGATTTCAACTCAAGAACTTCGGCATTTAATACTTCCCCATTAAGATTATTGGCACCAGAAGAGGGGTCAGTAATCAACCAAAGTTTTTATCTTCCTAGAATTGACAAGATTTATTTAGACATTCTCGGAAATTTTGTTGTAGAAAAAGGTTTATCATCGAAAAATCCAAAGCCACCAACAAAAAATGGTGAGTTTTTGGAATTGGGAACAATTGCATATCCAGCATACTTATACAATCCTTCTGATGCAAATATTATTCTAACGGATAATAGAAGATATACAATGAGAGACATTGGACTTATTGAAGATAGAGTTGAAAATCTGGAAAGAGTAACAACATTATCTTTACTTGAAGTCAATACTCAGTCTTTACAGATTCAAGATGCCGAAGGAAGAAATAGATTCAAGAGTGGATTTTTTGTTGATGATTTTTCTGATGAATCAAAATTTGACACATTCTTCTCAACAACATTAGTCGATGGAGACTCTAGAACATTAAATTCTGATATCAGTAGTGATTCTTTAGAATCTTTAATTGCAACTGAAGATGACTTAAATCCAGAGAATTTAGATTTATCTCTCGACAAATATTCAAATCCACCTCTTCAACTTTTAGATGAGAACATACAAAAGACTGGTAACGTACTAACTCTTGCATATAATCAAGTTAATTGGTTAGAGCAACCATTTGCAACAAAAGTTGAAAATGTCAATCCATTTAACATTGTTGTATATGATGGGGTGATAAAACTACAACCAGAAGTTGATAGCTGGACTAGAACAGTTCAATTAGCAGATAGAAACATTGATCGGGGTGTAGTAAGGACTCAAAATAGAAGTGTAAACTTAGTTAATAATTTGAGTCAAAACCTGAGACAAAACTTGACAAGTACTACGCGACTTGATGGAATAACTGTCAATAGAGGTAGGGGAAGGTTAGTTAGTTCATCTACAGTAGATACAGTAGTTGGAAGATCAACTAGTTCTTCAACCAGTGTTTCAAACTCTTCGAGCACTGCAACAGGGTCATTCTCATTTGATACCGTAGATACGACCATTCGTAACGAGGTTGTTGGAACACCTGATGAACTCTTTATGAGATCTAGAAATGTTGAGTTCAATGCATCAAACTTAAAACCGAATACTAGATATTATCATTTCTTAGATGGTAATAGTGGAATTGACATTATTCCAAAACTCATTGAAATTTCAAATAATAGACAACTTACTGGATTTGGAGCATCTGCAGCATTTAGGATTGGTGAAACTGTTGTTGGAATTGTAAATGGTGTCGAAAGAATTAGATTCAGAATTTGCAAACCTAATCACAAGTCTGGTCCATTCAGAAATCCAACAACAACTTACAATCAAGATCCATACAATAAAGAAGCAATAGGCAATTTTTATAGTTCAACATCAAAAATACTAAACGTAGATACTTCATCACTTTCACAAAATGCTCAAGGTCGTTTTTCTGGATACATTGCAACAGGAATGCAATTGGTGGGACAAACTAGTGGAGCAATCGCATTTGTAAAAAATAACAGACTGATTTCTGATAATTATGGAGATCTTATTGGAACATTCTTTATAAGAAATCCAAATCAAACACCCAGACCATCAACTAGAATACGAACAGGAACAAAAACTTACAGACTCACTTCCAGCCCAACAAATGCTTCTGGATTGCCGGGTAGCAATTCCGTTTCTTTTGCAGAAACAAACTATAGTGCAAATGCAACCTTATTGCAGTTTAGAGCAACAGTAGCAAGAGAAACTACTAGAACTAATGTAAGTATTTCCAATACTGTCAATTTAAGAACTTCATTAACTACTTCATTAACCACTACCACAAGAAGAAACGTTACCACAAATACATATGCAGACCCACTGGCACAAACTTTCACAGTTGGTGGAAATATTCAAGTCAAATCTGATATTGATACTGATGATGATGTAAATGGAGTATTTTTAACCTCAGTAGATCTATATTTTGCATCTATAGATAGTGGAAATGCTCCTATAAGGGTTGAAATAAGATCTACTCAACTCGGAACACCAACACTTGAAGTCATTGGCACTCCAGTAACTCTTAGACCCAGAACCATTAACGAAAATGGAGTTGAAACTCAACTGATTCAAACATCTTCCACAGGTGAAGTTGCAACAAATGTTAGATTCCCAGAACCCATCTTCTTGCCACCAGGTAGAGAATATGCAGTTGTTCTAGTTTCAGAACAAAGTGATGAATATGAAGTCTGGACTGCAGTTATGGGAAATAAGACAGTAAATACCCAACAACTTCCAGATGTTGATCAGGTCATTTACACCAAGCAATTTGCTCTTGGATCACTCTTCAAGTCTCAAAACGGATCTATTTGGACTACAGACCAAAATCAAGATCTTAAGTTCAAACTTTATAAAGCAGAGTTTACTTCAACTCAGGGAACTGCATACTTCTATAATCCACCACTTGACGAAAGTAATACCTATGTTCCCGAATTGATCAACAATCCAATTACTACTCTTCCCAAGAAAGGAAAGATTGGTATCGTGACAACAACCAATAGTGACTTTATTGGCATTGTAACTGTTGGCAGAAAACTTGCAGGTGTCAATAATAATGGAGGATCTGCAGTAGTTGTTGGGCAGGGTAGTTCAGTTTCAACAGTCGGACTCACAACTGCTGGTTCTGGTTATCCAGCAAGTGTTACAAATGAAGTTGTGAGCACTTATAATATTTCTGGTGAGGGAGAAAATCTCAAACTCAGAATAACAACAAACTCCAGTGGAGTTATTACTGGTGTAGCACACTCTACTGTCCATCCAGACTTTGGAACTGGTTATAAAGTTGGTGATGTTGTAGGTATTCAAACTTCAACGACCTCAACTCAAACTGGTAGAGATGCAAGAATAACGATTACTGCAATCAATGGTGTGGATACACTATACCTCACAAATGTACAAGGTCAGTTCAATACTAGTGGAACGGAGTTTGCTGTAGGTGCTGCCGTAAGTTACTACAGTGATGCAACCACTATAGTTTCTGCCGCAGGAACTAATATCGTTTCTGCTTCTGCAAATGGGGGTGTCTATTCGGGAGATTATTTCAAGGTAGACCACTTCAATCACGGAATGTATTCGACTACTAATAAAGTTGTAGTTAATAACATTAAATCAGATGTTCCAGCAACAGTATTGACTTCTCAAGTAACACTTGATGAAGTATCAACGATTAGTGTTGCTTCTACTGAGAACTTTACGACTTTTGAAGGAAGACCAGTTGGTGCAGGATATGTTGGATATGTTAAGATTGGAAATGAGATTATTGGATATAACAATGTTGGTAGTGGAACACTGAGCATTTCTCCAAGTGGCAGAGCTATCGATGGAACTATCTCCGTTAATCACTTCTCAAATACTGTTGTAGAAAAATATGAGTTTGGTGGAGTTTCACTGAGAAGAATCAATGGGATTACTACATCCATAGTTGCACCAATTGACATTGATAGTTATCATATTAAGATTGATAGATCAAGCACTAAAGGAAATAGTAGAATAAACGATGGAGCAACTGCAAATGCTCCGCAACTTTCATTCAATGATGAAAAGTTAGTAGGTGGAAATAAAGTAACTGCATCAGAAAACTTGATGTATGATTCTGTAATTCCTTCATACGATATTCTGACACCAGGATCAACAACTTCTGTAACTGGAAAAATTAGAACTGTAAGTTCAACAAGTGTTGATGGCACAGAAGTTTCTTTCAATGATAATGGATATGAAGATGTTCAACTCAATTCTCTCAATGCTTTAAACTCTGTTCGAATGGTTGCATCTGAGGTAAATCAAGATCAATATCTAACTGCTTTACCGAGAAGAAAATCATTTACGACTGCAATTACTTTTAACTCCAGTGATCCAAATAATGCACTTTCTCCAATACTGGATTTAGAATCGGCAAGATCGGTATTTAATTTGAATCGAATCAACAAACCAATCACAAATTATCCTGGTGATAATAGAGTGAATTCCGTTCTTGATGATCCACACGCATCGGTATATTATTCAAACATAACTAATCTCCAAAACCCTGCATCTGGACTTAAAGTTATCATTGCCGCAGAAAGACCTGGAGATGCCGATTTCAGAGTTCTTTATACAACTATAAAGGCAGACTCTAGTGAAATCGAACAATCCTATGAGTTGTTCCCAGGATATAATAATCTGAAACAAACAACCGAAGGACTGTTAGTTGTTGATCCATCCAGAAATAGTGGATTGCCTGATAGAAAAGTGAGAGCGAGTCTAGATGGAGAATTCTTAGAGTATGAGTTTACTGTTGATAATCTAGATCTCTTCACTGGTTATGGAATTAAGATTGTAATGTCAAGTTCTAATCAAGCACAAGCACCTCGTTTTGCAGATCTTAGAGTTATAGCACTCAGATGATAAAAGTAGAAGGACACTCAAATCTTTATCGAGATGAAAATACCGGTGCTATCGTAAACTGCGATACTGCCGGTTATAACCAATATGTTAATTCTTTAGTACAAAAAGATTTGCGTAAAAAGGAATTGGATGATATGAGAAAAGATATTGATGAAATAAAAACTCTTCTTAGAGAATTGCTTCAAAAATAACTAGCCTCTACAATTAATATAAATAGCTAGAGGTATATTAGCATCATAAAATAATGGCTGTTTATGTATCCAATATTGTGATCGAACAGGGATATGACTTTGATACGTCATTTCAGTTAGAGGATACTAGGACTAATTCTCCATTAGTATTAACTGATGCTTCAACATCAGCTCAGTTGAGAAAACATTATGGATCATCCACATCAGTATCTTTTGGCTCGACAATAACTAGCCCCGAATTAGGCATTATCTCCATTTCATTGACCGGTTCACAAACTGTTAGTTTAAAACCTGGTAGATATGTCTTTGATGTAAAAATTACAAATGCTGGTAGAGAATACAAAGCTGTAGAAGGTGCAGCACTAGTACGAG